CCTCCTCCTCCTGCTTTTCGCTCGCTTCCTGCTTTCGATCCATTAGCTCCCTTCACAACCTTTGACATCTATACGTTTTGTACCAAGATTCCCGGACCTTTAAACCGGGGACTGTTCATCTGACAGACGCAGTGCGTCACCCGTGCAGTCTCTAGACATTCCGTGACGACTCAAGATCCCTCATTGCAAGCAACCGATATAGCTCGATTAAGCATCTTCTGCCCCCGCATCCGACACCGCACATGGGTTTTCGGCAACCGTCCAGATAAGCTCAGTAGGCACAGCCGTCCTTACACGTGCTCGCTTATTTTCAATAGGCGAGTGTTCAGCGCCCACTGGCGATTCTGACCACCCACCGGCTTCACTGGAACGTACCTCTCTCACCTCCCCCGTTGTTGTGGTCCCGCCACTGGCTTCGCCCTCTGAGGTGCCTGTCTCATCGCGTGTACACCAGCGCAGCTGCAACCGCGTGCTAAGCATCAACGCAATGCCACAGGGCAGGCCCTGCTCCACAGGACCGACACCTATAAGCAACGTAGACGCCCAACACACGTTGTAGCTACCCTATGTATATCACACAACTCCCCAAGCCACTTTAAGTAATGGGCCCTGGTGCCACCTCTAAGAGTCCAGGCTATCCAGCACAACGGTTCATTTAGCTACGGCGCCGCGGGCTATCACACCCTTAGGCCACCCCCGGAGTCTGTTCCGAAGTACATGGCCACGACCGGCTGCTCACGAATTTCGGGACTGACGTCACCACTTAGTACGGTTCGCTTAGCCGCTTCTACAGCGGACCGTTTTGGGCGATTAACTGCCAGACCTTGGAGAGTTGGGCGGACCTGAGACAGGCTTCACACGAGATCGTGCCCCACACCGTTGCCATTCTTTAGAACCCCGGGTAACGTAAGGTGGAGAGGAGGTAGGCAGCATCCTGTGGTCTGGCCCAGTCATCGACCGGTGGCCAGGCCACATCTTCTGGACGCCGCCTTATCGACTCCTCAATCACAACCTGCTCTCCGGGCGTGATATGGAATGCCAACCAGAAACTAGCTCTGCACTCTGCCGTGGGCTCTCGGAATTGTCTCCGGTAACCACTCCTCAGTGTGCTTTGGAAGCTATATGGTAGGTCCCACACCTCCGCCCGCGGTTTGGCTCCGCCGGAACAAGCCCGATACCACTGGTACAGTGCCCAGTAGATCGGGACATCGCCGGCGACCGCCTCCCCGCCCTCACCTACAGCCGCAAACCACGCGAGCATGTCGCTCCTGCTG